CCGCAACACCGCTTTTTACTCCGGCAATGATTGGAGTTGCCATTCTACCATATTCCGCGGTCACTCCCTGCAGTTCCATTTCAGCTTCACGCAGCGCAACAATATCTGCATTGTTTTCACGCCATGCCGCCGATGTTTCCGCAAGTCCTTGCTTCGCCAGTTCCTCTAATACCAGATTGGCTCTTTCTGCCTCTGTTTTGCAAGCCTGCAGTTTCTCATTGAATTCATCCTCACTGGTACCTGCCCAATTGAGTACATCAGCAAATGTCCCCGTCACGGTCGATACCCTGATTGTTTCATTCACAGCCTCTGCCAATCCGTCTATCGGAATGGAATCACCATATGTCGCCCAAGCACCGATAACACCTTCTGTCAGTGTTTTCAGCTGGTCTTGCTCCAGTCCTAATGCCTGTAAGTTGGCAAGCGCTGTAGCAGATTTCTGATTGTCTCCAATCACTCCATAAAGCTGTTTGTAAGATTCCGCAGTTTCATCTGCAGAATATCCTGCTTTCTGGCTTGATGTTTCCAGAGTGCCCAGAATGGTCCTGTACTCCATTGTTTCATCAACAAGACCGGACAGGTTTCCAATCAGTGACTGTACGGCACCGGATATTGCACCGCCGGCCAGCGAACCTTTTAGGATATCACCAAAAGAAGATGCCTCTTTTCCGGCATCATTCAAATCCTTTGTTAGATCATCCGCTTCATTGCCGAGGCTGTTCATCTCACGCCGCATCTTGATAATGGCTGTTTCAGCATCCGTCATTTGGCGTTCCAGTTTTTTCACCACAGCAACTTGATTGTTATATGCATTCTGCGCCTTTATAGCCTCGGAAGAATTTTCTCCAAACTGTTTTTTTGATTCTTCCAATCTTCTCTTCAAATCATCTAATTTTAACGATGCTCTACTATATTCATGCGCAATCAGACTGATTTTCTGCTTTTCGGCATCAATCGTCTGCTGCAGAATTTTACTCTTTGATGTTACAGCTTCTTCGGAATCTTCCATCCCTGCGAACTGCTCTACAGTGTTTTTCATAGAACTGTTTAAGCTTTTAATATCAGCATTGATTGCCGATAAAGCAGAACGGAATTCTTTTTCGCCATCAACGCCAATCCGTGCACCAATATCTGTTGTCATATGCTCACCTCCGTCCCATCAGACCCCAGAAGTCATCTTCTTCGTCTTCCCGTGTTTTTGCCTGTTTTACAGTGCCTTTCATAATGTTTCTAATGGCTATGTAGTCAAGCAGTTCGCCATAAGGCATAACCATAATGTCACTGTACGAAAGCCCTGCAGATATACCGGCATAAATATACCACTCCACGCAGTTTACACTGATGGAGTGGCTGTCACGTTTTTTGAGTCATCATCCTCATTTTCGACTTGAACTTTTGTGGTAGACCCATTTTTAATTGTCTGGCTGATTGCCAAATACATTTCATTAAAATCATCAGGTCCCATTAAAATTGCCAGTTCTTCTTCCGTTGGCGGCTCTTTATAATCCATGCCTTTCAGTTTGTAGTATCCTGCAGCTGCTTTCAGTATAATGTGAAGAACCCAGATAGAGTCTCTTGTGGTTTTGAAATTAAATGGTGTATCTGTTCCAAAACGTTCTTCCATCTGCTGAAGCACACCGGCAGAATAACAAACCGGATATTCTTCACCATCGATTTTGATTTTCTCAATACGCACGACTCACACCTCGATTACTCAATGTTCAAGAATGCTTTTACGATAGCCTCTGCCTCTTCCTCTGTGTCCAGTGGAGTGGAGATTCTGCGCCATTCGTGTTCTGCAGTATCATCTTTCAATAATTCTGCAGTCAGTTTTGGTGTTTTCCATTCAATGCTTTCGCCCTGGGTTACTAAATCTTCACCGAAGTGCTGGAACTGGATTTTCGGATAAATAACGGCAACCCATTTCACTTTGCCATCAATCTTACGTTTAGCAATTGCACCAAAACCAAGATACGGCACTACCTGCTTGTCGTTATACTTCATCCATTTTGCGCCTTCTGTTTTTACCGCTTCATTGGTGATTTCTTCTTCTTCCGGAGCATACATTGCCATAATAGCTTCCGGGCGCAATTCATCGGTACCCAATGTGATAGTACCGCCATCAAATACGCTTTCAGACTCTGCCGGACCATTATCTGCATACAGTACACTCTGGGACTGACCGTTCAGCGATAGGCTTAATTCAGTCGCTTTCCCTGCTACGACACCGCCAGAGTAGTTGACTGTTCCACCCTCTGCTGCATATTTCGCAATATGTGGTTTAGAAAGACCAATACTTGCCATTATTCTTTTCCTCCTTTTTGATTTTCATAGATTGCTAGAATCTTTTCATCAACAGCTGCCGCCATTGCGTTTTCAGCTGTTTTCTTTGATTCCGTTACCGCATTTTTGAAAAACGGCTGTTTTCTGTTGTGCGATGTGCCGGAATTAAAAATACGAGCAACCATTGCATTCGGCTGCCCGTTCGGATACTTTCTTGTCTTGATATCGTTGTAACCATCAAAGCCGACTTTAACATTTAGAAAGCCATTGTCATTACGCATAGCAGAAATCCCCATGCTATCTCGCAGGCCCTCTTTTTGTTTTTCACGGCGCTCGTATTCATAATCCGATTCGTTGCCCGAATCTATATGATCAATCTGCCGCTTTACTTTATCGGCTACAACTTTTGCACCTTCATACACAGCAGCACCGGCGATATCACTTGAATGATTTTCAAGCTCTTTTAAGATTCCGGCATAGTTTTCAAATCCTTTGAATTTGATATTTGCCATCAAATCACTTCCCAATACCACTCATAATGGTAAAATCCCGTCTCTTCCTCGTATTGAAACGAATTAAAACGCCAAGAAATTCCCGATTCGTCTAAAACCGCCTCAAATTCGCTTTTAAACGGGTCAAACTCCATTTTGGTATAAAGGTCTGTACTTCCGGTTATCGCCCGTTCTGCGTGAATATTTGAAGCCATTAAATCGTTGGCCCCATCTTCCTGCCATACAAAGTAGCGGTCGGACTTCATATGCTCCGCATGGCTCACCTGGTCAGTGACTTTCAAGTGAATTTCAATGATTTTTTCATACCATTCCTTACTCACCGACAGCCACCTCCAATTTTTGCACCACTTTTGAAAGCGAAATATCAACGCAAGCAGGATATACACCATCAACAGTCTGGATTTGCTCAATCCGGTACTGGGTGCCATCCTCTGTTACAGCCACATCCTGTGTATCAATGCCCGGCACTTTTGGACAGCGCAGCACTCGAACTATTCGAATATTCGCCTGCTTCGCGGCATAATATCGCGTTATACCTGTGCGCTGTTCATCATATCGCAGTGTTACCGGATTGTCTTTAAGCACTTCCACAGCTTTGTATCCCGGCTTTGACTGATTAATGGTTTTATGAATTTTTACAATGCCGCTGTTAAACGGCTGAGTAATATCATGTGCCGGTCTGTTTGGTTTCTGATGCATAATCTTTCACCATTCTTTCATGCCGCATAGTGAGAATCATGGACTGATAGTTATTTTCAAACACATCCAGTGCTCCATCCCGCATATATCTGGAATACTCAAATAACAGCGTTCTGGCAATGCCATCAATCGTATAATCCATTTCTGCACCTGCCTTGCCATCAAGGTACATCATACCGGACGCGATGATTCCGCTGATTTTTTTATCAGTGGCATCATCGCTCCATGTGATATTTAAATAGTTTTTGACGGCATCCAGCAAACCTTCCGGCAAATCATCTCTGTTTACCGTCATAGAATTACTCCTCTGTATCGTTTACTGCTGCAGCTTCTGCTGTTTCTGTTACCTGTACCTTATAGGTTTTTGGCTGCAGGTTTTCAATGTTCAGATACAGGAATGCATTGTTATCCATCGGGAAGCCGTTTGCGTACAGTTTGATTAAGTATGTGCGTTTGTCTTCCAGGAATGCATAGTGGTCGCTGTAATCCAGTTTGCCGGATTTTGTAGTTGCTGTACCAACAGCTGCAAAATATCTTGGCGCCATACCTAAAGCCATGCGGCCAACCGGCATTGCTGCAGATTCAATAACCTCCATCGGATACGGCAGTACATCTTTTCTGTAAGTGCCGTCCGGTGCCATTACTGTAGTGGCAGGGAACACTTTCTGCAAATAATCCAGCGGATTTACTACCATGATGATATCATGCAGTTTTCTTGTTTTACCGTTTGGTGTTACCGCTACTTGTGCCAGCAGATTTCCGATGGTTACCGGGTCAAGGTCTGTAATAGCAATTGCTTCTTTTTCCGGATATACACCATCTGTTACAGTTACGCCTTTACCAACCTGGCGGTTCATGCCGATTGGTTTGTTTTTTCCGTCACCTGCAACGAGACCTGCCTCCAGGCCGTTGGCCAGAGCTTCGTACAATACTTTACGAACATAATTGTCTAACCATTCAGGCCCCAGTTCCAGCATTGCTTTGCAAACCGGCAGATAAGCGGACAGTTTCAGCAGATTCGTGTCTTTTTCTTCAAAGCCGGAAGTTAATTCTTTGACGATTTCCTCACACAAATCCCCCCACTGTGCTTCCTGATGGCCGTCGGTGTTCACCAGGAATTTAGTTGCGCCATTGGAAGGGAAAAATGTAATTTTGCTAATCAGCGGATGGTTTGTCTCTAAATCAGTAAATACATCATTGATTACTGTTTCAGGCAGCACCAGATTTGCATTGGCCAATGCCTGTTTTGGATTGCCGGAACGCAAGCAGTCGGAGAATTTCTGATAGAATTCTTTTTCTTCGCTTGTCAGCTGGCGAATACCGCGATTTGCCAGAGCGACAACATCATTTTCCTTAATCATTGCTTCATACTCTCTGCGAACATCATCGCCCAGAGCCACAATCAGCTGTTCAAAAGCAGCGTTGAATGCATCTTTGTCGTTGTTCACCAGAGCCTGCATTAAAGCAGTTCTTGCTTCTTCTGTTTTCTGAAAATCATTGTTTCTCATTATCTAATCATCCTTTCGAAATTTTAGGCATTAAAAAAACCGGTTAAAATCTGCATCAGAGTTTTTTCCGGTTCCGGTTCTTTTGGATTTGCAGGTTGTGGTTCCTGCTGTTTCAGTTTTTCTAACAGCTTCTGTACGATGCTGTCTTCGTCAATCTGGATAGGTGTTTCTTTCTTTTCCGCCATTTTTGCAAACAGCAGTTTTCTGGCATTCTGGCTTGGATTGTTGTTTTTACCGCTGCTTTCGATAGCAGTTGCAAACCCCCATACCAATGCATCAGTTGGAGCAATCCAGCTTTCCTTATCCATCAGGTCTTTCACTTTTTCCTCGCTAATGGTTACGCCGGAGAGATATGCAGAAACTGCCGCCTGATTGATGGTGTCTAAATCCTCTGCTTGTTTGCGCAGTTCATCGGCATTGCCGCTTGCCCAAGTCCATGCATTATGAATCATCAGCAGCGAGGATTCATTCATAACGCGCTCATCACCCGCCATAAAGATTACGGATGCAATAGAGCATGCAAACCCATCACACACAGTAACAATTTTTGCTTTGTGGCGTTTCAAAGAATTATAAATAGCGAGCCCCTCTGCCACTTCACCGCCGTAAGAATTGATATATACATTGATAATATCTACATCCAGTTCCGCCAGCTCTTTTGACAGATTGTATGCGCCTACTTCGCCCAATGATTCCCACGGCCAGCTGGTGATGTCACCATAAATGTGCAAATCAGCCTCTTTTTCAGTCTGAATCAACTGATAAAATTTTTTCATTTCGTTTCACCTCCTCCTGCCAGTCTTAGCACTTCTTCAATGCTTGCGTAATTCTTGGTGATAAAGTGCTTATCTGCCCAGTCTTCATCAATCGGCGGCAATCCTGCTGCTTTCAGAATCATATTGACTGTAAAGACACCACTGGATACCAGTTTGTCTATATTGTTCGCCTGAGCGAACATATCAAAGTGAATCAGCGTTGATGTATCAATGCGCAGATAATTTCCCTTGCTGAATTCGCTATACCCATAGCGCTTTCTGTTGATTTCCTCCTGCAGCTGATCGCATAACGGGTCAATGCATAAAGTCAGCCAGCGGATAAATGCATCAGATGTTCCTGCAACTTCGCCTGATAACAGCACAGTCGGAATATGAAAGGCTCTGGCAGTAAAATCAAAGATATCATCATACAGCGCACGGATATCTCTGGTTGTGCTCTTGCTGCCTGTGGCCATGTTCTGCCAATCATAACCGTCATGCTCTACCAATACACCATTTTCAGACTTCATGTACGGGATAATTTGATTTTGCATTAGCTCCTGAAACTGTTCCTGGAATGTCGCATCGCCTGATTGAACATTTGCAACATGTACTTTCCAATGCTGACCAAGCTCATATCCAAAAGCTTTTTCTGCTGCAGAAATCATTTTGCTGTAAGTGGAATACATGGCATCCAGCACTTTCTTGATGTCTTTATTGTTCAAACGCAGATGCAGCGCATCCTGTTCTATGAATGTATTGGCATAGGTTTTATCTCCAATCACAATATTTTCATAGATATTCTGTTTCACAGGATACGAATGTTTTTGTGTAAAGCTGTCCGCAACATTCAGATATTCTGCGCCTCCCGGTCCAATGCTGCTGATTACCAGTGCTTCATTATCACGGTACAGCCGATTCACCAGCTTATGCAGAAATACTGTACTGTTCTGGTTCGGGTTTGGCTCCACATTCCAGGTATAATATTCTCTTCCCTCGATTTCTTTGTTGTTTTTATAGGTTTTGAATTCGCATTTCCCTAATGCGTTGGCGATCATATTCACGCAACTTTCAAAAGCCAGTTCTCTGAGCGCATATTCCTGCGCAAGTTCGATAAAAACACTGCAATCCATTGCGGTGCCTGTACTGGTTTCCGTTGCTGTTTTTCCGACAAGCCACTTGAAAAAATTTAACGCCACTCTCTCACCCCCTTTGTTTAGAATGTAAATGCCCTGATTTTATTCGGGGGCATCACAGGCTGACCATTTCCGAGCACAGATTCTACTGTCATACTTGCCACCAGTGCCATAAACGGGTCTGTCTTACGGCTTTTGGCTTCAATTTTCGCATAGATAAAATTACCTGTGTCGCTGCCTTCTTTCCGGCTGGAGCGAACACGTTTTGTGTTATTGACCGCCCATCGCAAATGCGGCACATCGCCCCATGAAAACAAATTCCGGTTGAAGCATTCCTGTATCACCGGTTCTACCTGCATAATATCGCTTGGTCTTACCAGTTTTACTTTGTTTTTATCTTTTGCATCAAAGCCGATACGCCTTAAACTGTCTGCCATCAATGTCCATCGGTAATGGTCCATGGCAAGCATTTTGATATTGTACTTCCTCCCGGCCTCTGCGATATAATTTGCTATCAGATCAGGATGAATGGATACATCATCCACCACAGTGACATGCCCCTGTTCCGCCCAAGCCTGCCATGGCGCTTTCACTCTGTGCAGTGTTTTGGACTGCAGGCAAATCCATGCATGATTGATATCAAATCGTTCTTCACCGCGTCTGAAATGCATATTTACCGCCGTCCAGTCGTTTAGTTCCGCATAGTCAATGCCGACCGTACAGCTCCATTTCTGCATATCCGGCAAAGGTTTGTTGGTAGCAATAACATTTTCGTAATCAGTTACCGAAATTTCCTTTGCTCCTGAACGAATGCCCATGCGCTTTGTCAT